AACGTTAGTAGCATGTTTTCAGCCGATTGCGTCACGTCATCAGCAAATGGTGTGGTACGTGCTAGCGAGTCTGCCATATCGCCAATTTGTGTAGCCGTCATACCCGCCGCGCCGCCGGTAGATTTGATAACCTGCGCTGTTTGCGTCATGACTTTTTCTTGATCAATACCAGCTTGAATAGACCCGCCTATAAAATCTGTCAGTCCGCTAACAGCACTACCGACTACCGCAATAGCACCAGCACCAGCAGCGAAACCTAAAGCCGATGATAGCGCGTTCTTAAAGAAACCGCCGCTTTCATTGACTTGTGAGTTTAGCCCGCGTAGTTTATTTTCGGCTTCGCTAGTATCGCCGCCTACTTTCACTTGCAATTGTGCTACTGTTATTGCCATTTATGTACCTTGCCTGTTGACGATCTCTTGTGCCTGTGCCTCGGCTGTTTCGGCAATATTCGCTATCTGTAACCAGTATGCCGACTGGTGTAATAGTTCCCAGGGTGCCACATGTAAGTATCGAGCCGCTCGTATAAGCGGGTACCATTCTGGCACCCATGCCGTGTCGGTTTCGGTACCTAACGCGAGGTAGCGACGCAATGCGGTTAACTCACTAGTTGCGTCGCTGCTACTTCCCCCTGGAATATACCGGTAACAATTCCCTCCAATACCTGCGCTTGAAACAGTACGGGTACTTCATTCTGTAGTCGAACTAAATCAAGAGGAAACGGCGTACCATCGGCATCTAACAGATCCCAAGCTGCTACTAGCGTTACTAAACTTTTGCTAATGCCGGCATAGTCTGATGTTTTTTTGATATCGTTCAGTGTGGCAATAAGAGCCGGCGTGACAAGCTGATGATAGTACTCAAAATTGAGTACATCGCCGTCATATGCCATAGTTGCGTGTTTGGTACGTTGCGTTAAATCTAAGAGTCTCATATATCCCTCTCTACAATGCCGTGATTAAATTAGTAGCCGTCATGGTATGCGCTTTACCCCAAGTAGGATCTTCCATAATCATGCAATCCCATTCAATCGCAAAGATACCGGCATCATCAGCAAATTTTGTCGGCTTGCCAATTGCAATAGCCATATCATGCTGAAAACCGTTGCTGATACTGTTAGGAACGTCTATCGCGTTGCCGACGCAATCCACACGCAAGTAATACAGTGTACCGGCGCGTAGGTAGCCAAGTAACGCCATACCGAAAGAATCGGCCTCTACTTTGAGCTTGATACTCGTCTTTGGAGCTACGTCTACCTGACTCGTGAATGATGCCTGTGAACGGTTAAGCGGGTAAAACAAGTCATAGGACATGTCGCTTAAGAAGTCCACACTAAGTACCTTCAGTAGCTGCGTTGTGCCTAAAGCGGCTGATGTGCTGTCAAGGTATACGTTGACGTGTTTTGATACGACTGGTGCAATCGGTACGGTAGTTAATCCAGTACTTGCTAGCGTCACACCATCAACCAACGCTTGACCTACACCATCAGCCGTAACCGAAAAATCTTTACGAGTGCCTTTGTACCCAAACTTTGTTATCAGTCCATAGCCGAATCTATGCGCTCGGGTAGTTGGATCACCTTGCTCTATCGTGTACGTTTGTGGCGTGATAGGTCCAGTTAATGGTGGCGTTGCTATCCATTTTTTAGCCGTTGTGGATGCACCCGCCGCTACTGGTGTAATGCTGCCATAGATAGACGACATGAGGTACGGTAGCCCGTTATAATCAAGATTACCGCCTATGGTCATTGCCGACCATTCTTTGTTTTCCTCTTGGGTGCCAGGAAACTTATGTCCGGTGCCTCGATAGAAATTTACATCTGCTTCTACCCCTATTTGCCAGTCGAAACATTCAAATATCTTGGTAGCCGCTACAATCGTACCAGGAGCCGCTGTACTCTCTACCCCTAGTTGGATCTTCTGGTTTACCGTTGCTCTCTCCATCGGCATGGCTTATACCCCCTGTAAATAAATGCGGTATAAACCGCCAACATGTGACCATTGCTCACCGTTTACTAATTCCTCGTATTGGACTTGCTGTTCTCTGAAACTGGATAGCACGTATCCAGGTGAAAGCGTTACCGGTCCTGAACGTCCTATCAAAGCATCGATACGATCCGCAATGGTGTTAAGTGTTGAGTACAGCCGCGCCGGCCCTATTGCTTTCACCTGATACAAGCCATTGCTAAACAGTCGCTTTACATTCATTGTTAATACGTCGCTACTGGTTTGCTGGTTAAACGTGGCATAGGGTACCGCCGTGCCTATACGTGCGTAACCTTGAAACACGCCACCGGTAGCCGCGTTAGTGAGTGCGCTATCACCTGTGAGTGCGGAATACAGCCACGTATACGCTTGTGATACTTCAGCCATATTATTTAATTTCCTTAAGCAGATCTTGTATCTTCCCCATAGCAGCATCAAATGACGGCCGTACTGTTTCAGCAGCCGGCCCTAAGTAGGGATATGCTGGCATACGCGATGTACCCATTTCAAGATAGATACCATAGCTAGCACCAACGGCAGTGTATGCGGTTTGGTCATCCTCAGCTTGATCTATGGACGGTAATAGATCCTTATCGGCTGTACCTGGGTAGGTGTTCTCTTTGTCAGTCACTACATAGATAGAGGCACGCATATTGCCATATTTTACCCTCGCGTTTTCTTGTGCATGTGCCTGTATATCAAATGCCGTCTTTCGCACTATTTGACTACTAGCATCGTGTATTTGTTGCGAGTAATCAAGGATATGGTTAAAATCACTCATACAATTACCGTTATCAGCAAATCGTTAGCGTAGGTATATGACTCTGCATTCTGGATGTTTTGTACCAACCAATAACGCAACATGTAGTAAAACCGATCACCCTCGCGTATGCCAGTAGTCGGATCGTATCGCACCATTAAAGCCCATTGCGAACCAATGATAGAGCCATATAGGGCTAATTGTGTGCTGGTCGGCTTAGAGATATTAACCTTTGTAGTAAGCACCGTAGTCCAGGATTCAACATCATGTCCCGCGCCGTCACTCGTTACGCTTTTACGTTGTACTACTACCGTTTGCTCAAAAGAGGCATTGACAATAGCAGTCATTGATGCAATATCAGAAGCTGAAAGCATAGCCTAACCCCCTTTAGAAAAAATCAATCTCAGTAGGACGTAAGCCGTTACGCTCTTGATTAGAATTAGCAATATCAGATCGCTGCACGGTGATCACGCTAGGACGTTGCTGTAATCGGTATCGGTGTGCAAGGTCTAGTAACATCGGTAGTGCCTGTGAACGTCTAAAGGATTGACCATCGGATGTAAAATCAAACGATATAGCCCACTTCGCCGCCATACGCTCTAACAGATCCGCCGCTGATCGGTACACGTCGTATGTCTTACCAACAATGAACAGTGGCGGTAATGTGGTGGCACTAAAGATCCAATGCCCTGCGAGGTTTTCAGATGTAGACGGCGTGACAGTCGTTATCCGGTACTGTTTTAATACAAGATCGTCTTCCCAGTCGGTAAAGTCTGAGTAGTAATCAAGATAGCTGATAGTGGCACCGCTATACGATGGTGATGGCGTTAATGCCACATATCGCATATCCACACGGCTAACGTCTAGCACGTCCTGGATGTCCTGATCGGCAAACGTGGCACTAGTCGTATCGTTAATAAGAAGTCTCACTTTAGTAATGAGAGCCGCCATAGACGATCTTACTGCCATTGTTGAGACTCCTTATCTATGTACTATGGACGTGCTAGGGTAATGTCGCCTTGATACGTGATCGTTGCCACACCGCCACCACTCACAGTTGCGGTTAAACGGATCTGGATACCGTTCACTACTGAAGTAGGCGATACCTCAAAGGGGATAAAAATCTCACCAGAGATAGAAGTAGTCGTTAAGGCTAACGCTATTGGCTGGTAAAAATCGCTATTCCACGTACTACCGGCATCATAAGAAACGTCTAGCGAGAATGTGCAAGCGTTGGTAGTAGTCGATGTGGCCGCGCTATAAATAACACGCGCCTTTAATCCCCTGCGAGGTGTGCCAGTTAATAGTATCAACGCCGCGCCGTTAAACGTGGCGGCTTTCGTGACACTCGCTTGTAATGCTAACAAAGCATCTGTAGGCATGTATTTTATCCTTCTGTAGCCACTACTAGGCTAGTTTAATATCGTACAATCGACCAATAGAACGGGTTGAGGCATTGACCAAACCAATAGCCCAATCGATTAAGGTACGATAGATCGCACCGTTATAGATTAGACCCAGATCCTCAACGTTAGGCGGTCCAAATTGCCAGCCATAGAAGTGATCGGTACCATAGTTGACGGCGTAAATGGATGTGTACGTTGATCCGGTATCAGCCGTTCCGTTAGCTAGTTCGGTAGTGGTAATGATACGAGTAGCTTGATCGGCCTTATATCCTGGATCTCGAATGATCGCGCCTTTGTATGATGCAATGGTACGGTTAAACTGATCCTGAGTGATATCTAAACCACCGCTTGTACCCATTAAACGTAAAGCATAATTCAAGCGTCGTTTCATCACTTCATTCATATAAAGAACAACGCCGGTACCGTCCGGTGCGTCTACGCTCCAAAGCAATTGATCAAGGTATTCTAAAAATGCGTTAGACGATGCCTGGGTAGCGGCTGCCTGTGATAACACCACGCCTAAAGCGTCGATTTTGTTTTCAGGACGTACCCCAAACGTACCGCCGTTATCAATGCGGTATCTTAGACCCACCGGCGCGTTCTGGTTGCCGCTAATGTGATCGTTCTTAAAAAACTGATAGTTAAAGTCATACGTCAATGCCTTTAGATAGGCTTCTGATTGCAAGGCACGTGGATCAGTGATTGCGTTTACGTCCTCAACAATGAATTTATCAACATCAATGTAGTTTCTGAGAATGTAGGCTTGCTCTTGGTAGGCAGTTGGTACGCCGCGTGTCGTCACACCCTCAGCATTGATCTGTGACCAGTTAACGGTAGGTAGATTGCCCTCAAACCTAGCACCATTAACTGTTAATGAATTGCGGTTAATAAGGGGGATATCTTGCATGACATTCGCATACAAGATCAATGAATAGGTAACGGCAGCGATTAGCGGTTGATTTTTCATTTGTGCATAATCAGCGAGTGTTACCGTACCGGTAAGAATAGCCATCTAAACGGCTCCTTAGTTATTTTTTGCCTTGAAATACATCACTTAAGCGGATCGGCTTAAACGGTCCAGGCGCGGTATTAGCTGGTGACTGTATGTTATTGCGGCCTGGGTTCATAGCTGGTATCGCTGGTGCTGGTGGTACCGCATTAGATGTAGCCGGCGTAGTGGCTGGTGTGGTAGCTGATTGTGCTACAAGATATGGTTTCGCCACCACTAACGCCTTGAGTAATTTTTCTACGTTGGTAGGCATGCCGTTATCGTCATATTCAAGCGTGGAACTAATCGCAAGGGCTGCTAACTCAGGATCGATGATACCTAAAGATTGCGCTTGTAACCGTACTTCGTAAGATGCTACCTTCTCTTGATAGGCTTTGATCTGCGCTGCTGATTGCGTGATCGCTTTCGTCATCTTTTCAGCATCGGATAAAGCGGCTAGTTTAGCATCTTCCTCAGTTTTTTCGTATGCGGTTAATTTCTTGCGGTGGCGATCTCTCTCTTGAATTGCGTTACTATTAGCATGCTCTAATTCCGCAATACGGGCTAATGCGGTCTCTAAATCGCTTGGCTTCGCGCCTTGCGTGGCTGTACTCGTAACCGTCGCGGTTACTGGTGTATTATCGCTACTTGTTGGCATCGCGCCTTCAAGGTTGGTATTAGGTGTAGATGTACTCATTATAGAACGCCCTTTCATTGTGTGTCAACTATTCCACGTCTTTTAGTGGTAACTCGTAGTAACTTGATCCCCATTGTGCATCGTATCGTGTGCCAACCAGATCGCTAAGGCTAGATATTGTACCGTCCTGGTATGCGTCAAACTTTGCCGGTCCTAGTATCTCGCGTTGTTTATCAGCCGATTGATCATCAAACCATTCTTGACCGGTTTGGTACGTGTCGTATGAAGTCTCTGGTATATCGCTAGCATCAATGCCAAGAGGGGATAGTATGTCATCCCAAGATTTTGTTACGGGTGTTGCCACGCATCTGCAATTAGGATGACTATCAAGCGTTTCGTCTAAATCGTGTAGGCTACCATCCATTGCTAAACACATAGCGCATGTGTTAACGCTTTTTTCACACATCCACCGCCATTGGTCTACTACATCACTATTGCGTTTATAGATATCCAGTGACGCGCCGCGATACGCTTGTAGCGTCTCTGTTCGGCTAATAGTTAAAGCCCTTGCATGCGTAGTGTTTACGGCGTTCTGAATCACATTAGCCGTTTCACGCGATCCCGCGCCGGTGGCAATAGCGGTATATATTGCGTCGGTTACATCGTGTGATGCGGTGGTACCCATGCCGCTAAAGAGGCTATGCAATGGAGATCCGTTACTGGCACGTCCTGCGAAATTCTGTAAAGCGTCTACAGGTAGCGAGTTAAAGGTCAGTTTTACGGGTGAATCTTGCGTTTCGCTATGCAACATATCAATAGCTTGTATTTGCCCCGTCTTAGCGGCAAACATTTGAGATTGCGTTACCGTGTCTAGGCTATCGTTAGCAAACTGATCGATCTCGCTTTTGATAGTTGCGGTTAAATCGTGTAGCCGTATGTTCTGGTGTAGCCATAAAATGTTTACGTCCTCACCAGCAACCTTTGCATCTTGGATCTTCTGAGTTAATGCGGCTATCTGTACATTGATATTTTTCATGGCATCGTTATATAACGCGGTTATCTCTCGTACCGTGCTAGATTCCCGTTTCATGATTTTACCTTTGTAAGTATCGGTAATTTGCTGTATGTCTGGCATTAGTTACCGCCTATAAACTGGCTAGGGGGTACTGATACCGGCGGTGTTGTTTCGGCTTGTGGTGGTGGTGGTAGCCCTTGACCTTTAGTAAAGTTTTGTAGTGTTACCGCGTCCTCTGTTTGGCTTTGCTGTAACTCAATTTCAGGATCATAGCCTAATTCCCGTTGTAGCGTAGTATTAGATATGCCGATCTGTTTCTTACCGATGGATGCTTGAACGGCTGGCAAATCATCATGTGGTAGCGGGTTTTGCCATGCTAGTACGATGTTGATATCATCTGAATACCCGCCGATCTCTAACAACGCATTTGAGAGATCGATCAGCAACGATCCGTATAAGCACCGCTTCTTTTCGTTCAGCATCAGCAGAGGCATAAACAGTAGTTCTATCGCGTTACCGGACATGGTGCCACGTGGTAGATCCTTGATACGGCCTGTTGCCACACCTGGTACTGATGATTGCTCGTCAATGTCAGATCGTAGATTTTCAGCAAAGTTAAGCGCGTTAGATAGATCTGATACATATTGAACGGCTTGCAGTTTGCTTTCGCTAGTCGGTAAGCCGGTAATACGTCCAGGTTTAATATCTATCGTGCTGGTGCCAACGCCGGTAGCGTAAATGATAGGATGACCATACAGCTTCGTAGTGCGGTTTACGTTTGATTGCACTAAGTTTAGTGAGTTATTCACACCGATCAGATCCGGTGTAAGATCCGGTATTCCATAGTAACTATGGGGATAGGTTTTATTCTGACACCCGAATAACGGGCTAAACTCGTAAGGCCACAGGATCGGATCACCTGCGCTTAGCCATTGACCACGCTCACCAACACGTGTCCAATGCTGTATAATCCACGTAGCATCGGTATCTACTTCCTCATTCATCGCGTTGTTATCGGGATCAATGCGCTGGATCTCTTCTCTATAATAGACTGCTATATCTTTGCCGTTTTGCTGTTCTGTCATGCAGTATTCAATACAGTACAGCATCACGGTCTCGCAATCTTGCGGCTCGGTTTGCACAAATACTGTTGACGGATCTACCACAATGAGCCGTGTCATAGTAGGATCGACGTTTGGCATGATACGTAGATAAGCATTACCAGCGATGGCACCCGACATAGCAAGTTTTTGTAATAGTGGTATGCGCTTTTCTTGTCTTCCCCATAGATCATCTAGGTATTTTTGTGCCTCGGCTGGTGCGTTTTCGTCTAGCGAGATCTCCAAAGATTTACCGAATAAGAAGTCTACACCACGATCTACAATTGGCTGGCACCGGTTCGACATGACGTTATCATCAGGTTGATCCGGCATACGCTCCAATGGCTTAACAAGCTCGCCATGATAAGCTCGCCACGCGGCGGCTATCGTTTCCTGACGTTTGGTATCATCAGGTGTTATTGTGTATTGTGGTTGCGTTGGTTGCATACATCTCCTTTAGTAAACGCGATTAGAATAGGTAACGTTTGCTGGCACAAGGTCAAAAAAACATACCATATAGCGTGTAGCATCTTGACCATGATCAAAGTCTTTTACCGGCGTGTCCTTACTCATTTTGCCGTTATCGCTTTGCCAGATATAGCTTTCTACCTCATCCTCGCTACATGTCGGTTTACGCGCCGCCACTAACGCCGGATCGCGTTCTATGACACTATCACGCATGTAGAATAGACGAGGCTTATCATCGCCGGCTTTTCGCAATCTTGCCGCTACCTTTTCAATGCCGATACTAACACGCTTTTGCGCTGGTAACGTTCTGAGTGATAGATAACGTTCGAGTGTACCGCGTCCCTCCGCATCATGATCGCATATGATCGCTTGTGGGAACGGATCGCCGGTATCTTTACCCCACTTAGACACGTCTAGGATCGTCCTAGCATGATCCTCTACCAGCCGTTGCGTATGGTAAATCTCTCTGTAGCGATACATCCTACCATCTGGATCTATAGCCCACCATTGGCAAATAAACGGATGTGTATAACCAAAGTCCACACTAAGATAACGCGGCCATTCTGGAGGAATAGGAAACCGATCTATCACGTTCAGGTTACGATCCCAAGTATCCTGATAGACCATGCCCTCAGCAGCAGCCCATAACCCTAACCGGTAGCGACTGTAAAGCACACCTGACAATTTATCTAGTACCGTTAGATAGCGCGTTCCCTCTTCTGTGATGCCGTCATCAGTAAACAATAGCGGATTATCTTCATGGCGAGAATGTAGCATCACGGTTTTATTTACGTCGCCTCGCTGTTTTAACCAATGACTAGGAGCCGATGGATTGCAGTCGGCTATCAATTGTTGGAGCGGCGTTATATTGTTGCGTAGTCGAATTAAGCAAGATTCCCAATCAGTTTCCGTAAATTCTGTAGCCTCTTGAACATAGATTAGATCCCACTCTGAGGACATAATTTTCATAGGCTTATCCATACCACCAACTGCGAGGATCGATCCGTTGGGGTATTGATATTGTTGTTTAGCGGCCCGCCATTCCACGCCCTGCGCTGGGTGTAGTACGTGGCGTTCAAATGTGACCATACCGGACTCTGTAAGGGATCGGCGCGTTTTACGAACTAATAAGGCGCGTGTCTTAGGGTACGACATACACATGTAATTGACGTATTCTAATAAACCGCGTGACTTGCCAGTACCCGCCGGACCGTCTACTACTACCTCATTTGCCACGAGGGAAAATATCTTTTCACTGGCACCACGCGGCGTATAGGTTTCAATGACGCTATTCTTTATCGTTGCTACTGGCATTGATAGCCCCGATCTGGTTAACAGATGGTGCGTGTTGCAATACAATCGTTTTCGTGTAGTTACTACTCGTTACTTGATCTTCTGGTTTGATATCAAGTCCTAGTAGCCTTGCACGGCGATCCATGATTGCGAGTACACGATCAACAGCAAAGAGATTACATTTATCAGCCGTGACAAGAGGCATCACGGCGTTATGAAGTGCATCAAGGATTAAACTTTCCTCACGTCTTAGGTCATCTACATTCCCAACTATACGCCGATCCATTTCACGTTTCACGGCATTGTATGCGCTACCAGCATTTGAGTAACCACACTGTGTGGCTATCTCATCATACGTCTTTTTTTCTAATCGTAATTTGAGTGCAAGGGCTACACGTTGTACGGCGTTGATATCCCGATTTCGTACCCCCTGGATCGTCATGCAATCACCTCATGTAAGTATGTTCTAAGTATAGCATAGCCAGCTAACAAATAATGTGTTAGCTGGTTATGGCTTCTTACCTGCCATAACATCCCCCATTTTCTTAATAACTTTATTCTTACCGCCGGTAAGTTTGGGGATATATGTCCCTGTAACACCTATACTGCTATGACCTAATAAAGCGGATAAATCTTGTACCGTTCCCTCAGCTTCAAGAAACATAGCCGAAAATGTATGACGTAACTGGTGAAACTTTGACGTATTAAGCCATAACTTACATCGCTGTTCCATGCCTTGCGGTGTCATTTGTTGCCCTTCATAACCACGTGCCAGCGAGGGGAATACATAAGCATCTGAAGGCCATTTCTTGCCATAAAAAACATTAAGCCATTTTTCAAGTAATGGAATAGCGGGACAATCTTCTACCCTTAATTCATTCTTGGCACTTTTACCGCCTTTTGTCCGCAACCAATGGATATACCAGATAGCCTTAAACGGCTGTATATTGCTACATCGTAAATTACTAATCTCAGATAAGCGGCGGCCTGTATAAAGTGCAAGATAAAGCATCGCCTTATCTCGTAGCTGGTTATGCGTCTTTGTTGGGATAGCGTCTAATGCACTTAATAATTCACCATCTAAGAACGCTAAAGGATTAGCACCGCTATATAACTCTCGTTTCATACGTTTGACACGTGCAAGCGGATTAAGGCCGATGTATTCATCGTGTCGTATCGCATACTCGTAGAATGAGGATAAAGCCGCTAATCGTAAATTATGGGTAGATGCTGATACGCTATGCCCCGTTCGACTGTTAGGTAATGTAGCCCATGCCTGGGCAAGATAGGCAATCATTTTATAATCGCCAAAGAGATCCGCGCCGTTCGTCTTTAGGAACGTTCTAAAGCACGTAGCCTCTTGTTTACTCTTTATGATCCATTGATTATCATGCGTCAATGTCCAGCCAATTAGAAAACCAGCGTATGTATCGGCTGTTCTTTCGCTATCTTTCAGGTGTTCAGCTATCCAGCCAAAGATAACACCGTCTATACTATGGTGAACTAACGTGATATCGGTACTCATATTATCCCCTTTTTTTTGTTTAACTAATCATAGCTAGTTAATCTTATGATATAATATATCTGGTCATGCAGCAACAAAGAAACCGTCACTTATAACGAGTGACGGCTTTTTACTATTTGATGGTTTACTATAGAATTTCGTCTATTGCTTCTATAGTTTCTAGAAATGAATGCATATCAATACCAGTTAACACGATCTTTGCAAATACATCACCTTTATGATCTCCAAATATAAGATCCCATTTATGACCACATTCACCATGAAATTCTATAGTTGTGGTCCCGTAATTCATATCATCCCCTCTAGTAGCGTTTTTAGTGTGAATGTTAAAATGCCCACAAAATGGACAAGAAATATTAAGCATATTTGGCTCTACTGTACTAGTCTCATTACTGGTAAACATTCTGTTAAAACGCTTTAACTGTTTTGCATCATTAATCATCGTGTTATTCCTCTTCTTTTATCTCAAACTTAGCTGATAGTTCGGTACCATTAGCCGGCCATTCTGAAACAGGATCGCCGTCTGCATCATAGAAGTCACTAACGCCACCAATGGGTATACCGCTTTCAGATACTTCTAACCAATATGTACTTTTACTTTGTGGATCGTAAAATAACTTATAGCCTTGTATGCCGTACTGAACTAGATCTTCAATGTTAGCAGTAACCGTAACTTGAAAGCGTGGCATAGGTTTTAGTTGTTTTGCTTTGGATACACCGGACATATCGCTAGTCCAAGCGGTTAACATTGCATGATTAGTTTCTACAACTGCCCTTTGATAGGCGAGTCCGGCATCTTCAAAATCCCGTACCATAACACGGTATGCTTCTGTATAAACATGACCATCTACCCAGAATACTTGTTCTGTAGCATCTTGATACTTGTACGCATTCTTTGTAGCGTCATAGTAAATCATGCCGTTTATAGTGACGGCATGCAATTGTTTCATCTCCGCTTCTATTTCAATTTGTTCAAGAAAAACAAGATGAAATTTTCCGTGCATCTCTTTTGCATTCAGGACTTTGCCTTCTGGCAACCGCTCTATTGCGCTTACCGCAATAGCAATATCTCCTTTTTCTGGACGATACTGTACACGATTAACAGGTATGTCAATACCAAACACTAATTTGATATAATCGGCTGTTCCCTGATGTCCAATACAAGAAACAAAAGTATCATACCCTTTAAGCAGTTCAATAGCTTCTGTTTCAGTAATGGTATGTCGGTATTGTACTCCGTCGATAGCCTGGATGGCTGCGCTTAAGATAGCAATTTTTCTCATGATGTATTCCGTTTCTCCACGTCATGCCGATAGGTCAGCGATATTCTACAGATTAAATCAGTTCGGCTCCTTTGAGCAAACCTGCGCCATACCATGTGAGGGGGTTGAGCATTTCTGCCTCAGCGTCCTCACGGAACATTGCGGCATCCTCTTCAATCCGAGCATTCTCAATAGCCTCGGCGAAGACATCGACATCAACAATAAGGGTCATAGGCTTGCCATCTACGACGACCTGTGCCTCGTATCGGCCATTGCTGCTGTTCCATACTAATGTGTTCATTGTAGTTCCTCTTTCTCTCTGGTGATGTGCATGATATACATATTTCCTAAGCTAGTAGCATTCTGTGATTTATCATATGTTCCAAACTGGACGTACCATACACCAGGAGCCGTTTCGTTGAGGTTGCCAACTATACCGTATCCTGGGTCTAGCTTTTTGTTTTTCTTAATCCTGAGAATGGCATCTTCTAGGTTTTCGTTAGCTTTCCATTCTGTTTCCATCCAGTCATAATTATCGGATTGCCTTAGTCTGATAATGCGTTTCATGATTTTTCGCTCCTCTTTCAATAGCTGATCCTGATGTTTTCTTCCCGCCTCAACTAACGAGGCTAGCCGTTGCGCTGGTGTTAGAATGTTAATATAGTGTCTTTCAACCTCGGTAGGTACGCTAATATGTACCGTAAAGTCTCTACGCTTTTTTAACATTACTTCACCTCATTGTCTTGTTTTAGTTTTTCTATTGCTTGCGCTCGCGCTGTTTCTATATGAATAACAAATCTAACCTTCAAAGACTCATTTGATGGCCAGTTTACCAGTTTTATACCGTTTTCATCAAAATAATAAAAATCGGGATAAAGACGCGCTTTACGATCCGCACCATTCTTGTCGTAAAATGTTGATGGTGTAGCAATCTCTACACCATCTTTACTATCAATCGCTGTACACCAACGTATACCACGATTATCGTTAGGGTAATAATATAGTTGCATTTGATGCGATTGATAGTAAGATAATTCCTCAGGCGATTCTCTATCAATGAAGCAATCTAATTCTTCCATTAGTTATCTAATTCTCCATTACTGAATAGATCGTTAAACAATTCGTCATCGGGTTCATTCGTTTGTATACGTGGTGCGCTTATACCAAATTGACGTATAGCTAAATCGTTTAGATAGCTACGATCTTTATTTTCAGCTACTTTAGCCGCAAGTTTCACATAATCTGATCGTTGTTTTTCTAACTCGTTTGGCTCTACACATCGCGCGTACCAACCACTTTGACGACGATCTGAACTGCTTTGCTCATCCTCTTCTGCAAATTCGTAAGTATCTAACACAATCAAAATATTAACAATATTATTGTATGTGTCAGTAAACTTCACAAACGATCCAATTGCTCCATACCCAGCGACCTCAGTAGCGGTGTCTAAGCGAGGGTCACGTTTGGCGCGTTCGGCTTGTCTTTCAGCAAGTGCGGAGGCTTCTTTTTTCGCTTCGTCAAATGGGCGGTAGGATGGATTAGCAGCGAGGATATCCTCATAGCGAGGATGATAGTAACGAATAAAGGTATTTGGCTTAGACATATTGCACGACATGTGCCATTCTGTATCGGTTAAATCGCCATCTTTACTACCTTTGGGGTTCCAATGATTACCCGTTCGATAGAGACAACCACCATGAAATTGAGCTACATCTTCGCCACGCATCTTTGTATATTCACCACGAAACGTTTCTACATAAATACGTCTCTCTGTTTTATCTGCGTTTTCCCAGATGTTTACTTTTAAGATCATAGTATACATTACTTTACCTCGCGTTCTGCGAGATAGGCGCGTGCTGCTTTGATTTTTGTAGGATACCTATTAGTAATGGCTACTCTATACAGTAAGTGAACATAGAATTTATCATCATCTTTTTTTATGACAAAATCTTGCAATTGACCATCAACGTAAACTCTCCAATTTTTATGAGTACGATGACATATCAATGTTATTTGTGTTTTACTCATTGCTGTATTCCCCTTATGTTGTATCTGATGTATCTATCATATCACATAGGTACATCAGAGTCAAGAGATACATATACCAGTTTCTAGGAATTGCTCAATACTGGTACTTCAATCGGTTTGCCTGACATCTGCACATAGCGCATGCCCACATCACACGCTCCAATCACGCCACACCATCGACAGAGAGGGCTAGTATTGTGCGTTGGTGTACCGATACCGCCTTTAAGGTCTATCATCATCTTTGCTTTCAGCAACGATTTTGAGTGCCATAACTTCTTTTGTGCAATCTCCCTAACTGTCGGGAACGCTTGTATCTCTAATTGTTTCGATGTAGCAGCGTCGCACGCAAAGACTAAGAAAGTCACTTGAGTAGGATATGTCAAGTTATCTTTTTGTGCCATTTCATCGGCTGCCACAAGATAGGCTGTAGCCTGTTCTTTCCTGTCACCGCCTCCATTGTGTATCCATTTTTCTAGCGATTTCGCCGTCTTAAAATCGACAATCGAATTAGCCGTTATCGCATCGATTCTGCCAGTGAAACCGATGCTCGGCAATAGGTCAAAACAGAACGTTTTCTCAACAAACAACGGCTTATACGTTGGCACCACATGTTCAACAAAGCCATGCAACATTGTCGCTAATTGCTCTTTAATTGTGTCTCGTGTTGCTTGGCTAATATATTGCGTGTCAGGATCTTCCTCACGCAATTGTATCGACATGCGGTTATAGGCGATATCGATGAGGTCATCTGCTAACGTATTAGTAGGAATATCATGAGTGTTGATGTACAGGTTGCCGTACTCTTCCACAGATTCGTGGAATGCGTTCCCTAAGAGAAAATTAACGTTTGGCCCTTGTCTCACTTTCTTGACTTTTTCAAGATACCATTTCATCTGACACTGATCGATGGTCTCAAGTTGGCTATGACTGATAGTGATTTTTTTTTTCATATGTCTTATCTACCTCAATGATAAATCTAAATATCTGTTCCCAGAGCGGAACTACCACACCATTGCCGATTGACTTTAATCTTCTGCTATGGTCTGGAACTCGTTTTTCGACTGTGCGAGGGGCTTCCCATTCGTACTGTGGTTCGTTTCGGTAGGCAGGGAATTGGATAGATCCGTCCAGCCTCTCGGCATCCCCATAAGCTGCTCTACCCATTCCGGATTGAGATAACCTGACGTGTTGCCCATTGCTTTGAGTGTTATGGGGATGTCCTGTTGCATCCCTCGCCGATCTGTTTTGATGTTCTGTAGTGCATCGTGTCCCGCGTCGTGTGCTGTCGGTGTTCGCCAAGACTGTAAATGTGTTGGTCCCTTGTACCCCATTGTCAAAAGATCCTTTGCAAGACTGCCAAACCGATTGATGTTTGACGGTGATAGGCTTGCCTGTTGCCCATCCTGTGCTAGTGGGGTATTCCAGCCGTGCGATAATACATGCTCGTTCTCGGACGTGTGGCGCACCGATGGCACAAGCCGGTAATACGACCGCTGTTGTTTGGTAGCGTAAGGTTTCCAGGTCAGCCGCCAATTCATCGAATACCACTTCGATGAAACTAGGAACGTTTTCAATAAGCACCCAACTG